TGCAAAGTCTTCAGAAACAGGTCTAAGATTAGAATAAGGATCGGTACTTACTCCTTGAATACCAGAACGCAATAAAGTCTTTACATCGTCTTTAAACCTATCTTGAAATAATTGTCGTTGCTTATTAGCTATAAATAAATTAGTAATGAAATCATTTGCTGCTTCAGCCCCGTCTTCACTTAAAATTCTATACGCTTCAAATTCTTTTTCTAAAGTTAATTCTTCACTTAATGTTTTTATACGAGCCAATACACTTTCAAAATCTTTCAACCCTACAGTTGCATCAAATATTTCTCTACTTCCAAAAATCTTAGATAATTTTGTTCCTAAGTCGCCTTCAAATTTTTTAAATTGAATTGCTAACTCAAGAGCTTCATTGGTTGTAATATCTAAATCCTTTCCTAATTGTTTGAGTTCTTTTCTACTAAATAATGATTTAGCTCCTAAAGCTTCAAGATCTTCATTCAAATCTTTTACTGCTTTTCTAAAATTTCTAACCTCTTGAATTTTTGATACAGCAGCCGTAGCAGCTATAGAAAGGGCAAAACCTCCACCAGCACTTAAAGCTCCACCAGCTAAACCTCCTAATCCACCTGCTACTGCACTTGCTCCGCCACCACCAAATAACAAAGGAAAACCACCTCCTATTAAACCACTTTGCAGAGAACTTTTTACTCTTGCACCTGCACCTCCCTGCATAGCAAATGGCCCTCTAGGGCTTGCTCCTTTTCCAAAACCTAATCTATTGAACAAACCAGCCTGTCTTGGCCCTATTTGACCACCTTTAACACCAAATGGTAGATCTTGAAATGCTGCTGATGCTGCCTGTGAACTTAAAATTCTTGCGGTCTGAGAACTTGATTTAGCTATACCTTTAACTCCTGTTTCAATTTTTTTAGCAATTTGATTAAACGCTAAAAACCCTCCTTGAGAATTTGCTAATACTTGTGCTGGCCCTATTCTCCCTCCAGCTTGCCCATAATCTCCAACAACAGCAGGTCGGCTAGGATTAACATTGGTAAATCTAAGTGCTCTATTCTGACGTATATTTTCTTGTATCTGTAATTTTCTCTGATGTCGAACTATAAAATTAGGATCTGCTTGTGTTCTTAATCTATTTAATAACCTTTCCTTTTCTTTTAACTGATGATTATGTTCTTTTTCTACATTTACTAATGCTCTTGCTGCTCTATTAAAACTAGCTGTACCATATGCAGCTTTATTTAATAATTCTTTTGCTCTTGAAAGTTGTTTATTAAGTTTATTAAATGTAGCAACCGCTTTATTATTTTTTTCACTTGCTAATTTATTAAAATTTCGTTGTTCATCTGTTGCAGCTTTTAATTCTTTACGAAGTGCTATTAATTTATTAGAGTTCTTTATAGCAACAGCTAAATCAATATTATATTGAGCCACTTTTTTATTGCCAATTAGAAATTATTTCTATTCTACCTCCTTCTACCTTTTAAAGCACTATGTTTTTGTGCTTGTTCTTGTTGTTTTTTATATTCATCACTTTCAATCTCTGCATAGGCAGCCCATCCTATCATTTCTTCCATCGTTAAAGTTTCACATAATTCAGCAACAGTTTTATGTAATTGTTTTGCTAATCCATATATGAACTGCCAATCTTTATTTGCTTTTTAAATCGGCTTTTGCCTCTTTTACCTCCTTTTCAGTACCTACAGTAATCATTGCTATTTGTATTTCTTCAAGAATTGAAGCTGAAACTTCTCTTCTTAATGAAGCCTTATCTCCATCTTGAAATAATCTTGCACCATCTTGATCTAACGCTTTTTCAATCATCATTTGTAAAGCATAATCATTAGTATCATCAGTACCACTTTTTTTTGAAATAGCTTCTCTTTCTGCAATAGTTAATGGATGCCAATAAACAGTAAGAATAATCTCATCATCCTGTTTTACATCGTGTTTATAAAGTTGAGAAACTCCAAACCTGTTTCTTAAAAGATCAACTGCTCTTGTCATGTTAATATGTAGCTATTATTAGTATACTAAGCGTTTGCCGTAAATTGGCAAGATATTAAGCCAAGAAAGTGTGAAGAATCTTCTAATGCAATCGGTGTAACTCCTACAACATCAAGAACTCTTGGAGTACAACTAAAAGTATCAGTATAGTTTGAAGCATTAACAGAAGTAAGCCCATCAATAACAGCTTCTCCTAATGAAGATAAAGTTGCACTACCTTTACCTCTAGGAACATATATATTACATTGAATAACACCAGAATAAAAATCTTGCGATGCACCTTGAGTCTGTTTGGTTGATTGTGAAAAGTCTATTGACATAACAATATATTTTTTAGTTTTTCCAGGTGTTTTATACACCATGTTGTCATAAACCATTTCAACAGTATTATCTGCTGCTGCAACTGCATCTGTTACTGCTTTTTCAAAAGCTGCTCTTGTATTTACTAATGTCATTGTTCGTAAGGATTAGTGTAATCAACAAATACTCTGTTAGGATCAGCAAACTGTCCAATACCTTTGCCTCCTTTATATCCTTTAGTTGCAACTTGTACTTTGGGTTTTTCTCTAAATATTTCTTTTACTTTATTACCTAAAGCACCTTGAACATAACTTTGAACTTTTCCCTCTTCTAATGCAAATGCAGCATATTTAGCTCGGTTTCCAATAAATACAGTTGAAAAAGGCTTGAAATTATATTTTATATTATCAATAAAACGTGGATTTATAGTAGATCCAGCAGCAGGTCTACCTTTTTTTGTAGGTTTAATATTGCTCCAAGGAGTATGAGCTTCTCTTGGTTGGTCTGGTCTAGGTCGTTGAGTACTAGCTGTCCAGCTAGAAGCAAAAAATCCAGTATCTACAGGACTATTTTCTTCTGTAGATAAATCAGAAAGAACTTGCCTTACAAATCTATTTAAATCTCTTTCTAATTGATCTTCAAAGTCAGGAACAGCTAAATCTGGATCTCTTGGTTTAACCATCAGAACCTCACTAATAAAGTAAACAGATAAGTCTGTCCACCCTGTCTTGTATCTATATTAACTATTTGTCCTACTCTTGTAGATCCAGCATAAGTTAATGTAACTTCATCTTGAAAATCAGGTTGATTATCTCCTATCAAGTCAGGTGTAATATAAATCTTTGCTTCTCTTCTTTCTCTACCATCATCTTCAGTAGATTGAACAAACTCAACAGGAGCTTTGATACTGTAAGTTGTATCGCTTGTAGAATATGCACCTGTAGCTGTGTTATAACTGCCAGATGCTTTTCTTGTGTAAACAATAGAAGAATCTAAAGAAGATCCTAAGTCAGCTACTACCTGTTTAGCAACACTCTTCAATAATGTATCAAGTTGACCTGCCATTATCCTCTAACTACCCTCATTTGAAAACTACCTGCTCCACCTAGCATATATGCTCCAAGATAACTTTGTAACCAAGGATAAACATCTAAAATATTATTTATAGCTCCAGTACCCTGACTATCAGTATTGTATTTAACCTGTATATCTCCTAATTTAACTTCTTCAAAATTACCATCTTTACCAGTAGTACCAGTAATAGCATCAGTATCATTTGCCAAAGCTCTAGCTAATTCATATTGTGCATACTTAATTCCATTAGGAATTTTGGAACAAGCTAATTCAACACCATCTACCTGATAATTATTTCTTGGAAATTTAAGTGCCTGTCCATCATCACATCTATCTCCATAAAAAACTAACGTATCAATCCATCTAGCAGCAGATATTAATGATCTTTTCTTTTGATCGTCTGTTTTATTTGTCCAAGTTGAAGAATCTGGAGAAGTATCAAAATAATCATTAGCTTCTGTCAACGTGACATAACTATTGGCATTTTCTCCTTTTATTGTTGCGTCTATAGTAGCTGCCACGATTAATAAAGTAATTTAGTTTTATTGTAGCGTAAAGAAAAAACCCCACCAATAATTGATGAGGTTTTGGATGACCACTTTCTAATATTATTAAGAAATATTAGATGTATCAAGTGGTGAGTTAACAATGATTTCAACTATAGGAATTAAGTCTGCATCATATGTAATTGCCCAGTTGTTTGAGTTACCTAATGCTGCGTTTGTTGGGTTGTCAGTAGCAGATGTCCACTTAGTTCCCATAACGTGATAAGCACTATGGTAGTCAACAGACATAACATCTTGCTTAGATAAGATGTTTCTATCTGATTCAATGCTTAGAGGAGATTGCTCACCTTCAAGAATTGTTCCTGACTTAATTAAGTAGCAACGGAACTCAGTCTGATGACCAGAAGAACCAGGAGCAACTGTATTAACTTGAGAGTCAATAACAACATTCATACCAGCAAATTGACCGATACTTCTGTCAGTTACACCAACTCCACCGCCACCCCAAGTTACTGCACCACCAGTTGATAGAGCAGATGTTGAGAATGTAAGTAGACCTACTTGATATAAGTAGTAAGCAACAGATGGATGAACAACTAGAGTATCTAGCTCTTCGCCTCTTTCTCCAAGAAGTGATCTTCCTCTTGCAACTGTAGAAGCTGTTAGGAAGTTTGCTTCAACAGCACTTGTACCAGCTTTAGCTACGTCAAGTGAGTTTGCACCTAAAGGACCAGTACCAGAAGCAAATAAACCATCTAATAAACTGAATAGTCTTGCAGAGTTTAGCTTGTTGATAGCATCTGCAATTTGGTTTCTGATGTGACCCATTGGATCTTCACCAGCAGCCAATACAGCTACATCATCAACAGCATACGCAAAACCTCT